CAACTGGGAGATTGAACCCGACGTGGGTAGAGTGGCTCATGGGATACCCAGAAGGGTGGACAGACTTAAAGGACTAGGCAACGCGATTGTGCCACAGATAGCAATGAATATAGGATTAGCAATAAAGGAGGAAGACAATGAAAATAAAATCTAAATACCCCCAGAAGTTAATTGATAAGGCGCACGATCTTGCGTTTCGAGGTGAGCTTTCAAACAAAGCCATAGCTAAGAAGCTAGGTTTAGAGCCTAATCAGTTGCATTATATTATTTATAAATTAAAAGATAGTGGTGCTTGGGTTAAGGATATGAAGAAGGTTATGAAGAAAGCTTCAAAACCTGTTGAGCCAAAGAAAATAACAATTACAGAAAGTTTTTTAAACTTTTTTATCTCTGAGAGCTTTAAATGAATGTAGTTGATGAAAGTGAGAACTGCCATTCCTGTATGGGCAAAGGTTTGTATACCGAGTACGATGATAGGATCGGTGCTTACATTACAGATCGTTGTTATTACTGCCAGGGAACTGGTCACAGAACGATTATTGTGACTGAGAACAAAGAGTTAGATAACGTAGTTAGTGTTGATTTCAACACAAAGTGACAAGATGATTTAATTTTTACGCTCCAAGGCTTGTTGTGGTGATGGCCTGTAAAAATTTGCATCTTTAGAAAAGACGCCCTGAATTTATTTCTTTCGCGGGGCGTCTTTTTGCATTTTAGCTGGAACGCTGCGGGCAAACCCGAACAAATATTCGGCTTATTTTGTTGCTTTACGGGATTTTTTTATATATCGTCGGTGTTAAATCACTATGGAGCGCTACTATGGCTGAAGAACCTCTTAGTTTTCAAGCTTTTGTTGAAGATGAATTAAGGAGAAATCCTAATCAAACAGCAATGAACGCAAAACGTAAGTACAAAGGCTACAAGGCTGATTTTTTAGCTAATCAGGAAGCATTAAGTAAAGAAAGCGATCCCGATCCTGTAACGACAACGCAACCTAGTTTATTGCAACAAGCGTTGGACAAGGAGGTAGAGGCTAAAGAGCTTATGGCTTCTGGCGGTGACTATATGAGCGCTATGCGTGAGGCTTTAGCTTTGAAGGTTCAAGCACAACAAGAAGCTGCAAACCCGGTTACAACTCAAGACCCAATAGATCAAGGAATTGGATCTGCAGCTGTATCAGAACAGGGTATTCCAATAGAACCACCTGGTCTTTCAATTTTAGAGAAGCTTAAAAAAGATGGAGGATTGCCCGATCCAGTAACTGACCCAGGATATATTAACCCACTAATTGAGCCAGCAATTGTTAATCCAATTTTCAATCCTGAGCCTCCAGATCCACAAAAACTTAAAGAAGAATATTCTGATCTTGATCCAGGTTTTTTTGACGCTCCAGAGTTTCAAGATTATTTATCGGCAGGTAATGGTATTGGAACTATGGATATGTATAACAGCCCTTACTTTGGTATGGGCGGTTCTGGTAGTATTGGTAAAGCGCAAGATAGAGCATACGAGGCTTATTTAGACCGAATAAAATCTGCTGATGCTGCTCCAGTTGTTACCGATCCAGTCGCTGATATGGACCCTACGCAAGTAGATCTACCTTTGGTGCAAGAAGGTCCTTCTGAAGTTATGTCTTTTGAAGATTATAAAATGAGCCAACCAGTGTCTGGACTTGGGCCTGAATCAGATGAAGCATACCGTGAAAGATACAAAAAATATGTAGATTTTTATAACAGTGGTGCGCCAGAATTTGTACCTCCACAAGAAACTCCTACAGTTCCAGGCACAGAAGTAGTGCCAGCTAATCCTACTGCCCCTCCAACAAACTCAGCTCCCGCAACGCCAACTCCGGGCGTCAGAAGTTTGGGAGATGGACTTGGCGCTCAGTTAAGACAGTTGTTTCAGCAATACATGGGCAGCAGACAGCAATACCCGAACAATTATTCAAGACCTCTTGTTAGACCTATGGATCAGTACAGAACAGCAGTTACTGATACGGATGAATATAAGGCATATAATCAATATGCACAAAGTTTAGGTCCAACTGAAGAACAAAGAGCGGAGCTTCAAAGATTGCAATCAGCTTTCGAAGGCACTGATGCTTACGGTCAGTTTAACCAGCAAAGACAGCAAAGAAGAAATTATATGCAGCCACTTGGCTACGGCGGAGGTTATGGTGGAGGCTACGGCAGTGGTTATGGTGGTGGTTTTCAAGGAGGCTTTGGTGGTTATGGAGGTGGTTATGGAGGGTACCAACAACCGTCTTATCAACAGCCTTATTATCAACCGCCAATGCAACAACAATTGTATTATGGTGGTGGTATTATGGGCGGAAGCTCTTATGGTTACCCGAACAATTATTCGAGTTATCAGCAGCCTTATCAACAACCTTATCAAATGGCGCAACAATACCAGCAACAACCAGCATATCAATCTTATGGAAGTGTTCAGCCGCAATATCCAACGCAATATAGCTCTTATGCGTCCCCATTTGCTAATTCAATTAGGTAATTATATGTTATAACCTTCTTTTCTAAGGTTTTTAACAAATTTATCTAATTCTTCCCTGGCTTCCCAAAGGCGTAATCTTACATTATGAGCTTCATTATTTCTGTTTTTATCTTCTTGTAATCTATCTACTGCCCGACGCAAAAAGTCTAACTCTGCATTTTGCGCCGGGTGTAATGATTTTAGTCCCATTTTGCATCACCCTTTAGAACAATGGCGTTACCTACAATACCAGTTTCAGCGTATCTTGTGGCTTCTTTGTTCCAGGGTAGATTAAGCAACATACCTTCCTCATTGACCAAGACTTGAATATCTGGGTCACTTGGAGAATGTACCATTTCAACAAGACCGCCAACAATCTCTTGAGCTTGTTGCAGCGTTGGTTTTGTTTCTAATGTGTCAAATACTTTTAACATCTTTACCTCCTTTCATTTAATGTGGGATTTTTAACATATACTCCCATTGTTGTCAATGATTTTCTCTTGCAGTTCTAGCCTCGTAGATACCTTGAGACATAACGCCATTCATGGTTCCTAACCACTTTTTAACACCACCTTGAGAAAGTCTGTAAACATCAATACGACCTTCTTCTTGTAACGTTGTGATCGTATTCTTTATGGTAGATGAACTAACTTCTTTGAGCGCTAAAACGCATGGCTCTGAGGAAGAGCTAACACGTATTGCTTCATAGGCTCCATCATCACTACCGCCTTTGGTTACTGCCATTCCATGTTCCTCGCACATAGAAATAAACTCATACATATGCTCAAGCCTTAGTCGCACTGCTGTAGATAGAGCTAAGTTTCTAATGTCCACAGACCTATCTTCAAGAAGGCCACTGCTTTGATTCCTTATAAAGTGTCTGATTTCTCGGTTTGCAGGGCCATTAGATTTAACCACAGCACCATCAAAGACAGAATTACGAGTATATGTAACGCCAAGGTCTTTACACCGCTGACGCCCCATTTTCTCATCTACTTGCCAGACGCTGAATGCGGAGCGTACACCGTCCACAATTGCTGATGTACCTCTAATTAAGTTACGAGCCTGTTCAGGCGTTGTAATCACGTCGCTGTCTCTTATTTTAGCCATGTGGTGGTTTACCATGACAGTCGCACCAGTTTCTGTGGCTAACTGTGCAAGCATACCCATAAATGCAGCTCCTGCCGCTGGGTCAGCATTGATGTCTGCATGAACAAAAGACGCCATCGGATCTGCAACAAACAAAGCCAGGTTATCTATCTCAAGTATTTGCTCATACAACCTCTCAAATTCTGGAGCCATGATGTATGTATTGTCTACCTTTTGCATCATTGGAAACACACCGCCCAGGTTTGGCAATGGTAGTACACGCAAATCATGTTGGTAATCACTTCGAGCGTTTAACGGATCAAGTCTTTCAATACGCCTGTGCAACTCATCTTTATCATCCTCTGCTGACATCAACACAACATTACCATGATTGGCTACAAAGCCACCAAAAGAACTCTGCATTGATTCTCCAGATGCAACCTTCATTGCGAGATCTAACGTCATCATGCCCTTACCGCTATCACCAGCCGCTGCAAACACGACTGGCACACCAAGAGGTATTGTATCTGCAATTAAAAACTTTTGTTCTGGTGCAGCGCCCACAAACATATTGGAGACAAGTAAACTCTCATCACGTAAAGATATGTTTTGTTTTGTTTTATGCTGTGGTGCGTTTAAAAAGTTATTTACATCAAAACCCTCAGAGATAGCATCAGAGGCATCCCATTTGTCTGGCTTGCCTCTTGGAGGCGTTAGCATGGTCACAGAGGTAGCTCCAGCCTTTGTCGCTAAGTCTTGCACTAACTTTGCTACTTTGACCCCTGCGCTATCGTTATCAGGCCATAGAATGACTTGCTTGCCCTGTAACGGAGAGAAATCATAGCTAGGTGCAGATCTAACAGAAAGCATACCAGCGCCCCCTAAATGACAGGTGGCTGTATGACCCAAGGAGTTTAGATCGTCTGCACACTTCTCACCTTCAACCCATATGATGCGCTCTGCTTCTAATATACCCGGAATGTTGTACAAAGGTCTTGTATCTGGCATTTTAGGAAACGTACTGTTGCCAGAGAATTGACGAAACTCTTTCTTAGCCTTGCCATCATTACCTCGAAGAACCTCTCCATCTTCGCTCCTAGATATGTAACGCCGTACAAGGCATATGATCTCACCCTCACTAGATGTATAAACGTGTTCACCATCATGTGGTGTGTTTATGTCAATCTGCATCTTTTGAGGTTTTGGGCTTTCCTGGTTAAGATTAAGATTGACAGGGTTCTCTGGTGGAGGTGGACGAAACTCTGGCCCTAAGTAATCAGCAAAGTATTCAGACACGTCTTGCAGCGTCATACCTCGACCTTCCATCATAATCTTTGTAATACCGCCAACGCCTTCATGGGTACTGAAATCCATACCTTGCATAAAATCAGATCTATTAGCATCAACAGATATCTTTAGTGACTTTCCCTTTTCTCCATCTAAAGAACCAATTTCAAACTGTGTTCCTCTCATTATCCCATTGGGATATGTATCAATTAACGCTTGTAATTGTACTGATTTTGGAACTTTTTCACTAATATCGTCTGCTAGATTTTTTGATTTTGTATTACCAATTCTAAGTACGCCCATTTTTCCACCCAATTTATATTTTTATTTTTATTGCTCCCAACACGCATTCTGAAAATCACAGAACCTACACAAATAAAAATCCTTACTCTGTGCGATGCGTGGTAGAATGTCACCTGATTTAATTGCAGTCAAGATATTTACCGCTTTGTCGCTTGCTGACTGAGCAAGGTCTTTATCAAAAGGAACTAATTCATAATAGATTTCACTTGTGTTTTTATTAACAACCGTAAACAAACATGGGTTGTCTGATAGTTCCATATACGCCTGGTACAAAGCTATCTGAGTTGCATAAACTTTATTAGCTTTTGCCACACCAAGCTTAACAAATTCTTTAAACTTTCTATCATTTGCAGATTTGTTTTCCCACAACAAAGGATAGTTCATAGTGACAGGTCCATCACAGATAACGCCATCTATGTGGCCTTTAATCTGATCATCAGCTATTGAAAAACCAAACTGCTTACCATTGGTATCTTCTGTTCTTAAATCAAACTTTGCATCTCTTAACCACTTTGCAGCGTAATCTTCAATCTCATGTCCAAACTGAAATATACGCAATGTTCTAGCACTAAATTCTTTATCCTTGTCTGATGGATACCCCATAAACCTGTATTGAATTTTTCTTGAACACTCCTCTCCAATGGAAGAAGCACCTATGTACTTCCTCTTTGGCTTTTTATTATTAACCTCAACGATTGCTTCATCAACTGCAAACTCAATGTGGTCAGTAATATTCTTAAAAGGGGATACTGGTTGTTGCGCTGACGCCAGTTGACTCATAGTAATCGTCTTCGAGTTTTCCAATTTTTACCTCCGCTTCTATTCTTCGTGCATTTTGCAAACCAAAAATTAAGGTTTGAGCATCTTTATCTGTTAAATCACATAATCTTTTTTCCCACCCAATGCCTTTGCAAATAAGTGACAACTCCTCCATAGGTTTTCTTAAATCTGTATCCATATCTCTCCCTCAATGTATTCTTTTATCGTCTTCGTA